TCCTCCTCCACCACCACCGCCACCACCTCCTGTGGTGACACCTGAACCTGCGCCTACACCGCCTCCTGCGCCTGTGGCTGCACCTCAACCTGTGGCTGCTCCTCTTGCGCCTCAACCTACACCAGAACCCCAAGCAGCACCTCAAGCTGCGCCAGCACCTGCGCCTACACCTACTAGCCCTGCGCCAGAGGTTGCTCAACCTGCTACGCCAGCACCTGCTACACCAACACCTACTACGACTGCGAGTCCTACTATGGCAACTACCTCAAACATTGACCCAACAATTCAGCCTTACCTGTCTTATGGTTTGCAAGAAGCCCAAAAGCTATACCAAGCTGGTGGGCCTCAGTACTATGGTGGTCAGACTTATGTAAGCCCATCACAGCAAACGCAAACTGGATTACAGGCTTTAGAGCAACGTGCCTCTCAGGGTAGCCCCTTAACTGGTGCGGCTCAGAGCCAACTGCAAAACACCATTCAAGGTGGTTACTTGCAAGGCAATCCTTTCTTTCAAGGTGCGTTTAACCCTGCGGCACAAGCGGCTGAGTCTAAGTTTAAAGAATCGCTAGGTAACATTGGTTCTGCGGCTTCTAAGGCTGGTCGTTACGGCTCTGGTGCTATGTCTACCATGCAACAAGGTGCTAGTGGTCAGTTTGCTAAGACTTTGGCTGATACTGCTGGTGGCTTGGCTTACCAGAACTACGAGGCAGAGCGTGGTCGTCAACAAGCAGCTACGATGGCTGCGCCTCAAATGGCTCAGGCTGACTACGCTGACATTCAGAATATGCTCAAAGCAGGTCAAATGCGTGAAGGCTACACAGGCGCACAGCAACAAGCTGACATTGAGAAATTCAACTTCCAACAGCAACAACCTCAGCAGAACTTGGCTAACTTCTTGTCTGGTGTGTATGGCAACCCAATGGGTAGACCTAATGCAGTAAGTAATGTTCAACAACCATCTAGATTGCAAAACTTCTTAGGTACTGCTTCTTTGTTGGGTGGTCTTGAGAAAGATACTGGTTGGTTGAGCAAGGGTTGGAACGCTTTAACAGGCCCATAAGGAATAAATCATGGCAGGACTATTAGATATTTTCGGCACTAGCGGTCAAGACACAATGGGTCTTTTGGGAATGTCTCCAGAAGAAGTGCAAAAGAATCGTGACAGCGCACAAGCCCAAGCACTCTACGCATTAGCAGGTCGCCTATTCCAAGGTGGCAGAGGTGGTGCATCTATTGTTGAGGGACTTCAGCAAGGTCAACAGGCTTATCGCCAAGCCATGCAAGGCAGTCTGCAACAACAACTGCAAAACGCACAGATTCAAGAGATGATTCGTAAGCGTAAAGAAGAAGAAGCAAAGCGTGAACAAGAAAAGCAAATGCGCTTACTTGCACCACAAATCTTTACTACGACAACAACTCCTGCAAAAGAGATGTATGGTGAGGATATTATGGGTCAGCAAGTTGGAGAAGGTGTAATACCTGCTCAGACTACACGAACAATTGACACTAATAAATTGCAAGCGTTGGCAATGATGTCTCCAGACCCATTGGCAGCATTGTCAAGTATGTCTAAACTTGTTCCTGATTTGCGTAAGGCAGGGTTTGTTGGTGGTGGTCAACAAAATGATAATCCATTCTTGCAATTTACAACTGACCCAACAGTGCCTAAACATCTTCAAAATCTTGCCAATCAGTATGCTACTAGTTTTCAGAAAGGTTTGATTGACCCAGATAAGGCTGACCAACGAGCAAAAGAATTGACTGAGGCAATTGGTAGAAGTCAACAATTCCAACAATCTCAAGCAAGTCTTGATGCTATGAGAGCATCTACCGAGGCAAATCAAAAAGCAATGCGAGCATTACAAGAACAAGGTCTTGCTCAGTCAGCAGAATACAAAAGATTGCAAGCTGAAAATACAGCAGCATTGATTGAAATTAGGAAAAATGCAGAAGCCAATAAGCCAGAAACATTCTCTTATGCACAGAAGAAAGAGTTTGATGTTCTTACAAAAGCAAAAGAAGAAGCAAGTAAAGCAGACAATATGTCTTCTGTTGCTATGAGAGCTGCACCATTGTTGCAACAAGCATATGGTGGTCGTATCGAAGCTGGAATTAAAGGTCTTGCTGGTGCTGTTGGAATTGGCTCTGAAGCTAAAGATGCAAATGATCGTTTGGCTACTTTGTCTCAATCTTTGGCATTGAATTCTCCTAAGTTTAGTGGGCCTACATCAGATGCTGACGCTAAACGCTATGACAAAGCTGTTGGTGATTTAGCTAATCCTGCCGTATCATTGGCAGCAAAAGAAGCAGCGATTAAAGACATTCAATACTTGTCACAGAAAGCAAAAGCATACGCTGAACAAGCTGAAAACTACTTCTTTGAAAACAATAAGAGTTTGCGTGGATTTAAGTTTATTGCTCCTCCTGACCCATTTGTAAATCCTTACAAGAGATAAACATGGAAAAACCAACAGCAAAAGATATTGCTTATTTGCAATCAAACCCAGAAACAGCAGCTCAATTTGATGAGGTTTTTGGTGATGGGATGGCTGCAAAGATAATGCCTAGAGGCTCTGAATCTGCGGCATTTGGCTACTATCCACAAATGGGTGCAAAGCGATCAGGTCGTTCTAGTGACTCATCAGCTATTAAATACGCAGGTGCTGCGACTCGTGGATTAGCTGCTCCTTTAGTTGGTGCTGTGGCTGGTACTCCGTTTGGCCCTGCTGGACAACTTGTAGGCTCTATGGCTGTGCCTGTTGGTGATGCTCTTAATGCACTTATCAACATGATTATGATTGGTGGTGAAAAACTTACTGGTAAAGATTTGCCTCGTTTGCAAATGCTGTCTAAGACCATTCAAGAGGGAATGACTAGGGCAGGTGTTGCACAACCAGAGACAACTGGTCAGCGAATGGTAGAGGCTGGCTTTGGTGCTTTAGGTGGTACTGGTGCGGCATTATCTGCATTGCCACAAATTGCAAGACAAGCCTCAACTCCTGTGGCAAGAGAGTTAGCGGCTCGTATGTCGGTTAACCCTGTAGCGCAATTAAGTACATCAATCCCTGCTGGAGCAACAAGTCAACTGGTAGCTGAAAAAGCACAACCTATTGTTGGCGATATTCCTGCTTCTTTGTTGGGTATGGCTGCTGGTCTTCCAATAGGTTCTATTGGTATGCAAACAAAAGCAAGAACACCAGAGCCTTTGACACTTGCAGATCAACGTAATGCGGCTATGGCAGGTAAGGCTAAAGTTCTTGGCTTTACTGATGAATTAGGCTTAACTCCTGCTCAAGCTGGTGCGGGTAAAACTGCTCAATTGTTTGAGGCTGTAGCTTCTACGTTGCCATTCTCATCAACTCAATTTACTAAGAAGTTTAATCTCCAATCAGATTACGCAGAGAAGGTTTTAAACCAGATTGCTAATATGTATGGTGGTATGCCAAGCGCACCTGATGTTGCGTTCGCTGGTGGTGCAAAAGCTGTTAGACAAGCTGCTGAATCTAATGTTAGCAAGATTGGTGAATCAATTAAAAATGTTTCATCTCAGTCTGACATTGTTTTGTCTGAAGTTCCTAACTTTAGATCAGGCATTATGAAAGCACGAGAGTTATTAAATTCTTTGCCTCCATCAATGAGAAAAGAGCCATTGTTTAAGAGTTTTGAAGAATTCTACTTTGGTGCTAAAAATGAAGCACTAGATAGACAAGTTCAAGCTGCATTGGATGAGGCAGGAATTAAACCAACAAATGTTAATTACAAACAAGTTGAAAATAAGATTCGTCAACAATTGATTGATTCTGGAACGCCAGAGTATTCTTATCAAGGATACGAGCAAAAGGGCTATATCTCTGGTTCTGATTACCAAGATCAGCGTAAGCTATTTAGCGACTTAGCTTATGAAAAACGTGGCTCTAAGATTGGTGATGCGTTTAGACAATTGCGTGATACCTTAGATGATGCACGAGACATTACATTTAAAAATCAAGGTCTTGATGAAGAAGTAACAAAGTTAAAGAACTTGCGTAATTCATATGGTGATGCGGTTAACTTGAATCAGCGTTTTTCAACTGCTAAAGATTCGACAATTGTTAAGACTATTGCAAGTAATGAAAGTGGTGCTGCTGAGAAGATCATTCCTTTGCTAGATGAAGAAGGCAAATTGATGTTGGCTCGTGGCGTATTGGCTGACATTAAACTTGGCTCATTAAATCCAGAAGGTGATTTAGACATTACTAAGTTTGGTAAAAACATTATCAAAACTAATGAAAAGTCTCCATCTACTTTGCCAAGCATTTTTGGACAAGAGCCAGCTAGTGTAATGACAGACTTAGCTGATGTTGCTCAGTCTGCTCTAAAGCCTAAGATTGGTAGCAGTCAGACAACTGAGCGAACAACGATGAAGGATATGCTTACATCTGGCCCTGCTAAAATTGCTGGTATCTTAGGAGGTACTACTGCTATGGGTGTTCCATTGGCGGCTGGTGCGGCTAGTTTGGGCATCCCTCCTATGCTAACAAAGGCATATTTAAGCCCTGCTATGCAGAACTTTTATCAGCGTTTGAACATCAAAGACCCATTGCTCGATTACATGGCATCACCAGCAGAGGCTTCTCAATTGTTTGCTGCTTCACCACAAGGTTTGTTAGGTCTTGCACCTGATTTATCTTATCGTATTGATTTAACTGGAATGGCTAACCCCGACTAAGGACTAAAAATGCCCAAGACAAAAATCTCAGAATTTTCTAGCACCCCTGCTAATAATACAGACATTGACTCGATCAATATTGCGGAGGGTTGTGCGCCCTCTGGTATCAATGACGCTATTCGTGAGTTAATGGCTCAACTGAAAGACTTTCAGGTCGGCTCTGCTGGAGACCCTGTAACTGTTGGTGGTGTTTTGACTGTTCAGGCTGGCTCTGCTTCTACACCTGCATTGACTACTGCTGGCGACACAAACACAGGTATGTTCTTCCCTGCGGCTGACACGATTGCTTTTGCTGAAGGCGGTGCGGAGGTCGCTAGGTTTGATAGTGGTGGCAATCTAGGCTTGGGAGTTACTCCTAGTGCTTGGGGTGGCGCATATAAAGCGTTACAACTATCCACAAAAACTTCTTTGTCGCAAAACGCAAGCGATCTGCTGTTGACTGCAAATGCTTATAACAATGGCGCAAATTGGTTGTATCTGACTAGTAGTTTTGCAACTACTTATGTCCAATCTTCTACTGGACAACACCAATGGTACAACACAGCATCAGGCACAGCAGGTGGCACTGTTACCTTTACTCAGGCAATGACTCTGTCAGCGGCTGGAGGTTTATCTGTTGGCACAACCACAGATGCAGGTGCAGGAAACATTTGGGCTAGTAATAGGGTTTATGCTGGTGATGGTAGTGCTGCCAACAACTCATTTGCACGAGCCGCTGGTACAGGTACTGGAATGTATTTCCCTGCGGCAGATACTTTAGGACTTTCTACAAGTGGAGCAGAACGTGCCCGTATAGACTCAAGCGGTAACTTGTTGGTTGGTGGAACAGGAACAACTACCACATCTGGTGGTATTCAGATAGGGTTAAATTCGTCATATCCAGAAATTCGTATTGTCACAAACGGAACAACATCGCGTTACGGAATGGAGTTTTGCAACACAGTTAATGGTGCAGTTGGCAATATCACGATTAACAGCACTAGCACCTCTTACAACACTTCCTCTGACCAACGCCTAAAAGAAAACATTCAAGATGCTGACTCTGCATCTAGTTTGATTGATGCTTTACAAGTACGAAAGTTTGATTGGAAATCTGACAACTCACATCAGCGTTATGGTTTTGTTGCTCAAGAACTTGTAACTGTTGCACCTGAGGCAGTATATCAACCAGAAGACGCAGATCAAATGATGGCTGTGGACTACTCAAAACTTGTACCAATGTTGGTCAAGGAAATTCAATCACTCCGTAAACGCCTAGCAGACGCTGGCATTGCTTAAAGGAAAATCATGTCAACATTTAACTGGTCAGTCTCAAATTTAGATAGCAACACCGCAGATGGGTTTGTTTTTTGTGCCCATTGGAATTGCACAGCAGTAGATGGAGAACACTCTGCCTCTGCCTACGCAACAGTCTCATGGGCTGAAGGCACTCCTATAATTCCTTACACATCCCTCACAGAAGCCACAGTATTGGCATGGGTGTGGGAGTCTGTTGACAAGACAGCTACAGAGGCTTCTTTGGCGGCTCAGATTGCTTTGCTGAAGAACCCTGTAAAAAGTACAGGTGTTCCATGGAACTAACTAAAGAGCTTGCACACGAATTATTTTATGAGGTAGATGGAATCCTATTTTGGAAGCCAAAACCTAATACTGTAAAGCGTAGTAAGTTTTTTAATACTCTTTATGCAAACAAAGAGGCTGGTGGATTTGACGGAAAAGGTTATAGGCGAGTTATTTATAAACAAGGATTGCCATCTACAGGAACGCATAGAATAATTTTTCTAATGCACCATGGGTATTTGCCTGATGTTATTGACCATATAAATGGCAATCCTGCTGACAATAGAATTGAGAATTTAAGAGCCGCTACAAGACAAGAAAACAACCAAAATTCTAAACTTGCAAGGCATAATACCTCTGGTATAAAAGGTGTAAGTTACAGTAAGCAAAATAAATGCTGGAGGTGTTCATTGTCTTTTAAAAATAAGACAAAAGAAGTTTCTGGTTTTAAAACAAAAGATGATGCTGCTGATTTTATGGATTTATGGCGATATGAAGCACACGGAAAATTTGCTAACAATGGAAAATGGAGTGAAGTATGAAGCTAGAATTTGAAGTCAACGAGATTAACTTTATCTTGCAGACTCTTGGCGAACTACCAAGCAAGTCAGGTGCATGGCCTTTGATCGTCAAGATCAAGGAACAAGCCGAGAAGCAATTACCTAAAGACCCAGAGGCATGATATGGAAACAGAAGCCATCGCAGCTAAGACAGCTTCAGTAGCTACCTATGGTGGTGCAGGTAGTGCCGTATTCTTTGGTTTATCAGCCAATGAATTTGGCGCACTCTGTGGTGTTGTTATCGGCTTTATTGGTCTGGTGGCTAATATCTACTTTAAGTATCAGCACTTGCAAGTGGCTAAAAAAGAGTCTGGTTGGTATGAATGAAATGGCTTGTGCTGTTCCTGCTTTCTATTGGATTGCTGGTATCTGCACAACCAAAGCAATGTCTGTTATCAGACTTTTACGGACTAAGTTGGATAGGCGAGCCAACAATGAGGCACATGGAACTTTCAAGGTGGATAACCACTAATGGAGATTCCTGTACATCTGAACAACTGGTTACTCTTTGGAATAACTTAGCAGGGTGGTCAGGAGTGGCTGATAGTGCTGAGATTAGGGCAAAGGTTCTTTATTACTACGCAAGGGCAAGAGAGAGGGAAAAGAAATGATTACCTTAAACAAATGGTATCCCCTTGTTCAACCAACTTACACAGCTAGAGAATTGGCTTTTGACAAGGCAGTGGAGAAAGTTCAAGAAGAATACAGATATGCAATGGAATGTCTTAAACAGGTTAGAAAAACTGAAGATCTGGAACTGGAACTTTACGACAAAAGGGCTAGGCAGAACACCATCCAACTTGGATCATTTGAAGATCGCAGAAGATTCCAAATCTTTGTATGAGGGAAATATGGAAAACACAACAAGCACCAAAGAAAAACTGACTTTTTACGTCACGATGATTGTTTCAGCAACTTTGTGTCTTTGTATGTTGGCGATGGTTGGTGCTTTCTTAGTTGGTCTGTGGGCAAAAGAAGTTGACAATGCTTCTATTTTTGCTTTGATTGGCCCTGCGTTTCAAACAATTGTGGGCGGCATGATTGGTTTTTTATCTGGTGTCAAACTTATGCAAGGCGATGAAAAGGACAAAAAATGATTGGATTAGACGCACTTTTAAATGTTGGTGGCAAGCTGATTGACAAACTTATCCCTGACCCAGAGGCTAAAGCCAAGGCTCAATTAGAGTTGGCTAAGATGGCTCAAGATGGCGAGTTGGCTAAAATGGCCAATGAAACCGAGTTATATAAAACCGAACAAAACAACCTCACACAGCGTATGCAAGCTGATATGGGGTCTGACTCTTGGTTGTCTAAAAATATTCGCCCTATGACCCTTATATTCCTTTTGGCAGCCTATTCTGGGTTCGCCATTGCATCTATCTTTGAGTATGAGACTCGTGGTGCTTATGTTGAGTTACTCGGTCAATGGGGGATGCTCGTCATGTCGTTCTACTTTGGTGGCAGAACAATGGAGAAGATTGCTGACAGGATTAAAAAATGACACCTCACTTTACTCTTGAAGAACTAACCCACACAGATCACAGACAGTATGACAATACACCAAATGATGCAGAACTGGAAAACCTCAAAAGACTTGCAGAATTCCTCGAAGAAGTCAAAACAGTACTTGGTGGAAAGCCCATCATGGTTAACTCAGCTTTTAGGTCTAAGCAAGTCAATGATGCAGTTGGTAGCAGGGATAGTAGCCAGCATCGCATTGGTTGTGCTGTGGACTTCCGAGTACCTCAACTAACCCCAGATCAGGTAGTAAGAACTATCATTGCCTCAGGTTTACCCTATGACCAAGTAATTCGTGAGTTTGATCGTTGGACTCATTTGAGCATCCCAAACACCCCAGAAACAAAGCCTCGCAAGCAAGCCCTGATTATTGACAAGGCTGGAACTAGACCATTTAATTAAACTGACATAGATATAAGATTTAATCTGACACCTATGGCTAACATACCTAATCAACAAGACGCTGAACTTTTTGCCCAAAGTGTTAAAAAATGGCAAGAGGTGTTAAATCTTGGTGATTGGAGGATAGAGAAGGGGATAAAACCAGCAAAGGCAGCAATGGCCTCTGTTGAGTTTAATGCTTCTGCTAGATTGGCGACTTACAGATTAGGTGACTTTGGTGCTGAAAAGATCACGCCTGAGTCATTGGATAAGACTGCGTTACATGAGTTACTTCACATATTTTTGCATGACTTAATGTGTGTAGCCCAAGACCCTAAATCCTCTCAAGAGGAAATTGAAATGCAAGAGCATAGGGTTATTAACTTGTTAGAAAACTTAATATCCAAGGATTCTCATGGTATCAAGTAATGGGCTAACAACTTGTTCAGATGAGGAATTTCTAGCCCTTTGGGACAAGTATCAATCTGTCGCCAAAATAGCAAAACTCTTATGTTTGACTGAACGGGCTGTAAATTACCGCAGAAGACGCATGGAAAATCGTTTTGGTGCTTTGACAGCCTTAGACTCAAGAGGTCTTCTTTACAATCAGAAAAGAGCTAAATCCTTTTCTCCTTTAAAACAAATAGAGCTTGGCATACTAGATGGGACTGTTATTGTGTTCTCGGATGCCCACTTCATACCTGCACAGCGTACAACAGCGTTTAAAGGGCTTCTATGGGCCATCCAAGAGTTTTCCCCCAAGGCGGTGATATGTAACGGGGATGCGTTCGATGGAGCGTCTATATCGAGGCATGATGTAACAGACCAACCACAGACTTCTGTTATCCAAGAGTTAAAGGCTTGTCAGGCTATGCTTGGTGAGATTGAGGAAGCAGCAAAAGCAGCAAGGCACAATGTAAAGCTAGTGTTTACATTTGGCAATCACGATGTAAGGTTTGCCAACAGATTGGCTCAACACGCACCACAATTTAAGGATGTACAGGGCTTTAAGCTGACAGACCATATCACCGAGTGGGATTTCTGTTGGGCAGTATGGCCTACCTCGCAAGTAATCATCAAGCACCGATACAAAGGTGGAGTCCATGCTACTCACAATAATACGGTTCAAGCTGGAATTTCGGTGGTTACAGGGCATCTTCATAGTTTAAAAGTGACCCCATTTACTGACTATAACGGGAACAGGTTTGGGGTAGATACAGGGACACTTGCTGAGACTGATGGCCCACAGTTTACTTATGCTGAACTAAACCCTAGCAACCACAGATCAGGCTTTGCAGTACTTAACTTCTTTAATGGGAAGTTATTGTGGCCTGAACTCGTACACAAGTTTGATGAGGACTTGGTTGAGTTTCGTGGTGAAGTGATTGATGTAGGTGCATTTTGAGTGCTTGGCTAATCATCCTCACAGGTGCGATCTATGCTTATATAGCTGGTGAGCAGCTATGGAAAGATAACCCACACATGGCTATTGTGTATGCAGGTTATGCCTTCTCGAATGTGGGTCTTTACTTACTCGCTAAGTAGTTTCACGAACAAATAAACCATTGGGCAACAGTACTCCCTTGCGACTTTTGATTTGGTCAAACGCAATTTCCATACAGTTTACCAGATTGATGTCTTGTAAGGCGCAATAAATTACAAGTGCTGTCATAACGTCACCAACACCATCAGCTATTTCTTCTTTGTCACGCTTAATGGTTGCGTCTGCCAACTCTCCTAACTCGGACATAGCTTTTAGAAGCTGAGTCTCTGGGTTGCTGTTAGGAATAATGCGCCTTTGTTCGGCCCATCTAATAATGTTTAACTCGGATTCTGCGTAACTCATACTGTCCATTCCCTTTCGTTTCTACCTGAGTTTGATTTAACTGTTTTACCTGTGAGATGAATAAGCCCTATAACTCTCATCTCGTTTAAGCGTCTAGCGACTTGGTTACCATCTAGGTTTGTCAATGCTGAGATTCCATCCTTACCTAAAGCGCCATGAGTCTGTAGGCACTCTAAGATGATCTGGTGATGCTGAGAGACTACTGGTTTAATAGCCTCTGCTGCTTCAAAAGAAGTGAGTGGGTCTGTTGCCCTAACTCTTGGGAAGTCAGGCATCTTAAAGATTCTATCAAAAGCACTTTTAATATCCATTATCTTTTCCTTGAGGCGGGGTACTCGCTGCGTCCATGTTCGTCCGCTATTTCTAGCCATGGCATCCGCTTTCCCCCTATTAACTTATTTAAAAAGGCGCATCTTCAAAGTCATCTCTTGGAGAACGCTTTGTAGGTGCTTTAGCTTCTTTCTGATCTTTAGCTTTGACAGACAAGGACATGAACTTAGTTCCATCTTTGCCCTCTTTTAACCATGCGCTAATCCAAAAATCCACACCCTCTACATTGAGTGACCCTTTGTAGTGGGGAAACTTGTCATCATCCCTGCGGTCGTTCTTCCATAACGCACCACGATTTTCATTGTTGTATTCCATTTATAACTCCTTAGCCTTTTTCAAGGAACTTCTTACTTTACTAGGAAGCAAAGTCCACAGGGCGATCTTTTGTTGATCGTCTAGGTTCTCTGCTTCCAACTTCACCCAAGCTGTCTTAGGTTCTTCTTTCTCACAGAGAGCAATTAAGTCCATTGCTAACTCTTTGAGATAAATCTGTTCATCCTCTGGGATGTTATCCATTGCACCCTGTGTAGGTGTGATGATTACTTCTTTGATGGGTGCAGAGGAGTCCAGAGCATCGTGCTCAACAATCTCCATTGCTGTTACCCAAAGGTAGCGTCTGGTGTAGGTTTCTACTGCACCAAGGTTCTGAATGGGATGGCAGCCCTTTAGGTTAGCGTCTGCCATTGGGCTAGTGATGATGATATTTGTACCATCGTCTGTGTCTGTGATCGTCAGACTTGCAATCTCTGAATCGTAGGAGACTACGCCACACAGACCAACTTCATTAAAGATTGAATTGATCGTGGGGATAAAGTCACCAAGTTCAAAGTATGAGTAGCCAGCAAACTTGTTGTGGCCTGACTTCTTGAGAGGTGCGTTTTGCAACATGATTCGTGCTTGCATTAACTTCTTGTGTACCATTTCATTTTCCTTTACTTAAATATTCTTCGATCATTGCTTCTTTGTCGTCTTCGTATAAATCCTCGAAAGGTACGAAGTGGTTTTCTCCACAGCATGAGCCGTAGGTCTTAGGGTTTGTGCAGTAGCAGCAATAAGTACCATGTGATAAATCCTTGATTGCGTCTTCTCTGGTAATCATTGGATGCGCCCTACTTGTTTAGCAAGTAACCACTTGTCACCAAGTTTAAGAACAGACCTAACCCATTTGCGCTGATTGTGTTGGTTTGTTTCTGTAGGGACTAGCTTGTTGTTGTAAAGCTGTCGTGCTTTGCGTCTAAGTTCTTGAGTGTTCATGCTTCTCTCGCTTTCAGCATGGCGTCGGCAACGGTATAGGCCGTGCGTTCTGCATATGTTGGCCATCCTCCCGTTGGCGCTGGCCCGCCAGCAATAATTAACGCTTGCATAGCCTTAGCCGCAAAGTAGTCACGCAAGGTCATGCCAGATTTATAAGGAGTAATTCCTGTTCCTGTTGGGAAAGCTGGTTCATTCATGTTGACCACCATGCAACCAGTAAAACTGCCATGCCAACACCGATTGATATTGCTGTAACGTAATCCATGATTTTCTCGAAGTTCATCTTGTTTCCTTAAAAAGACCCACTTACGATTTGTTGTGGGCTGA